GGAATGGGCGGGTAAACAAAAGACGTTTTGATGGTCATGCTGCCTCCGCAAATTTTATAAGAGCTGCCGCAATCTGCATTGCCTGCTCTTTAGTAAGCACCGCGCTGCAGGACGCTCGCGGCACGGCGATGTTAAGCCAAACCTTTAACGGTTCGCCGTAAGTGTCCCAAGCATCTACATTGATGCGTGTGTCATCTTCTGCCATGACTGTAATGCCTTCTTCCATGATGTTCTCCTTAGTTGCCATACAGACTGCGGGGGTAGCCGGCCTCTTCAGGCTCATCAGTGCCTTCAAGCAGCTCGGCGCTGATCTCATGGACGTAGTAGCCGATGTTGCCAACCATCTTGTCAAGTGCATGCTCTTCTGAGAAGGCTTCGACATCAGAGTGCCAATTGCCGTTCACAAAGATACAATACACACGTGGAATGTGGGGGTGCCGTGTAGGCTGTGGGACGCTGTTTTTCATTTTCATGATAGATGCCTTTCAAAGTTCAGGTTGATTGATTACAGAAAGTTGTCACCATAAACGGATAGCAATGCTGTTTGTAGTTTAAGAGCTGCTATGCAGATCTCAAAAGTTTCCCCTTCCAATGATAAATCAATCAGAATTTCTAGGAAGTCATGCAATTGTACGTCGTTCATGGTGTGTAGCTTTCTATAGTCAAGGTGTCACAGCAACGTTGCTGTAAGTGCATTGTACATCCGCTTTTGCAGCTTTGTACCGCCCTAGCAAAAAAAGTTTTTAAGCCACCACCCAGCCCCTAGATGGTGTATATTACATAACTTGCGGGGCCATGCTCCGTCCCATCAACTTGACTATTGAAAGGTATCTATGTGAACATCTTTTCCATTTCTATAAGCATCACACCAAAAATAAGGCACCTGAAGTCTATACAACTTCAAAGTGCCCTAAAACCAACCAAGGATCAACATGGAACCACAGATTGCGCCGACCGGATTCGGCGCAAGTATAGTAACTCCGCAGCAATTATACACCAACTATCTTCAGGACCGAGGCTATGATGCCACTGACATAGCACAATTAGGTCTTGAGTTGCTTGATCGTGAGCAAACCCGTGCTCTGCTTGGGCACACCGGTGAGTGGAGTATACGCATCCCGTATCGTGACATCGACGGCAAGGACACCGGCTTTGACCGCGTTAGGTTATTGCAGCCTCGGTCCAAGATGAAGTACTCACAGGCTCGAGCCAGTGGCAGTCATATCTATTTTCCCATCAAAACCAATTGGCGCCGCGTCATTACGGATGTAGACATTCCCGTCATCATCACAGAAGGTGAATTCAAGGCATGGTCCATCACCAAAGTGCTGGTTGCAGACACACTGCCTTACGCATGCTTGGGGTTGGCAGGGGTTACTAGCTGGACGGACAAACAGGGGCTGCACCTGCACAAAGACTTGATGCAGATCATGTGGCGCAAAAAGACTAGTTTTGAGTCCAAGAGCAGACAGGTCTACATCATCTTTGACTATGACGGCGCCAAGGCTGAAGGCGAGCCCAATGAGCAGGTGGCATTAGCCGAGACTAAGCTAGCAATCACATTGCGTGGGCTTGGCGCTGAGGTCCATCTTTGCCGTGTCGGTCGCTTCGGTTATGGCGAAGGCAAGAAGTACGCCATTGATGACCATCTGCAGGCTGGTAAGACGCTGACAGAGGTGCTCACCGCAACCAGCATCGTCATGAATGGCGTGGATACACTAGATGTGAAGCTACATGAGTTCTCTACAAAGTATGCCATGCTCAATGGCGATGTCATCCGGTTGATGGACGGGCACATTCTGAACTTTAACAAAGCACGTATAGACTCAGCTCAGCACATCTTCATTCAGACCAGCACCGTGCAAGGCCGCAATGGCGCACCACCTAAGGTTGTTAGCCGTGAGATACCTCTCATTGAGGAGTACAAGAAGTGGCCCAAGAGGTGCGATATTAAAAAGGTGGGGATCTACCCACGGTACCAGGGACTTAGGGTCACTCCAGATGGCTGTTACAACTATCTTAACGCTTGGTCGCACTTTCCTGTGGCAGGTGACATCAATTTGTACGCTGAATTCTGCAAGTACTTCTTTAGAGATGAAATTGAGTTTATGGAGTATTGGCATGATTGGGTTGCCAACATAGTCCAATTCCCACACCGGCGAAACAACACCACTCCACAGTTTGTGTCTAACAGTGAGGGCATTGGCAAATCTGCTGTGGCTGAGTTCATAGCAGAGATGCTGGGTCTTGGTGATGGGGCACCGGCAATCATTGTGGGGCCTGATGAGTTGTTTGGCGCCTTCAATGGGCTGCTACGCAACAAGATCTTTGTGGTGGTGAATGAGCCTTCATCCGATCGTGATGACCATAGCGCTAAGCTAAAGAACTTCATCACATCTAAGGAGATTACCATCAACAATAAGTACGGGGCGCAATACTCAATAGAGAACTACATCAACTTTGTCTTCACAACCAACAGGCCTTACGTCACAACGATGGGCAACAGCGCTAGACGTGAAGCTATCTATAAACCGGAGACACTTACCAACGCGGAGACGCAGCCTCTAGTTGTAGCACTCATGCGGTGGGCAAGGGCTGGGGGATTTGGCGCGGTGCTTAACTGGTACTACAACCGCGACATCTCAACATTTGACCCTTTCAAGGCAGCACCTAACACTAAACGCAAGGCACAAGTCGTGAAACTTTCTCAATCCGTCACTCAACAATTCGCCAATGACCTCGTCGAATGGGCTAGAACGCATATAAATGGCGTGGCATTCTTTACCAATCAGCAACTGCAAATACTCTTTAGAGCTTGGCAAGGTGATGAAAGGATGCCCTCAGCTAAGTACGTTAAGTCTGCTTTGGCCGGCATTGCGCCCGGCGATGAAGCTGTGGTGTTTATGAAGACAGATGCTGGCGATGTGACAAAAAATATTACGATGCGCGGTTGGTTTATAGGCAAAACCAATGATTGGGAGATTTGTAATAAACGAAATGCTGCAAAAGCTACTGCTGATGCAGTGGCAAAAGAGGTGCAAAATATTACAGATTCCTTCTAATTCGTGCAGTATTACAACAGCTGATTACACTGCAAAGTGCTCTAAGTTGTTGTTTCTAAACTCTAATTACATTATTACATATATTACTACTACTAAAACTAAAGGAATATTTATATATATATACTCCCCCGTATATAGTTTTCGAGCCCGTTGTAATACTTTTTGTAATAGGCCAAAAATGATCAACTTTTCACCAGAATGTGTATAATCTAAGCTATGACTACTGAAAAACGACCCATAGGACGCCCTACAAAGTACAACCCAGCACTTTGCGATAAAATTGCAGACATGGGCAAAGAAGGGCTTTCACGTCATCAAATAGGATCGCGCCTTGGGCTTCACCCTACTAACATATCAGACTGGGAAGCTGTGCACGAGGAGTTTCGCAATGCCTTGAAAGAAGCGAAGCAGCATGCGCTTGATTATTGGGAGACTTTGGCCCAGAATCACATGATTGAAAACCCAGGCGGACCGCGGATTAACACCGGGCTTTGGTCTCGGTCTATGGCTGCTAGGTTCCCCAATGAGTACCGCGAAAACAACAAAGTCGAGGTCGTTGGTAAGAACGACGGAGCCATTCAAGTCGACGTTATCCACGATTTTGCTAAGGACCTGGTTGCTGATCTGCTAGCTGCACGACAAGCCGATGCTGAATCCGGCAACAGCTGAACGACTTGCACAGCGCATAGCGTCTGGTCCTAACCTGAATCAAGCATCGCCTGAATGGCAGGCGGCGTTGAAAGCTCGCGTTAAGTGGCTGTCAATCGCGAACAAGCATCAGATCACACCAGGCGGAGATTGGTGGGACATTTGGCTTCTGCTTGCTGGGCGCGGTGCAGGTAAGACTCGGTGCGCAGCTGAATGGACTTGGTGGGAAGCTTGGAGCCAACCTGGGACGCGGTGGCTAGTATCAGCTCCGACAGGCGGAGATGTGCGTGATGTTTGCTTTGAAGGTGAGTCAGGCTTGATTGCGGTTATGCCACACACTCTCATTGCAGACTACATCAAATCGCTAAATGAGATCAAGCTTGTCAATGGCAGCATAATCAAAGGCATCCCAGCGTTTGAGCCTTCACGCTTCCGAGGTCCACAGTTCCATGGCGGGTGGCTGGATGAGCTGGCTGCATGGGACTACCTTGATGACGCATGGAACATGTTGCAGTTTGGCATGCGCCTTGGTAAGCACCCACGGATCATTGCCACCACAACACCTAAGCCAAGGCCCTTGATTGTTGATCTGGTCAACCGAGATGGGGATGATGTATGCTATACCTCAGCATCCACGTACGATAACATCAAGAACCTCGCACCGAGCTTCCAAAAGCAGATCTTGCAATATGAGGGCACGACACTTGGGCGCCAAGAGATTCATGCTGAGATCATCGACCCAGAAGAAGCCGGCATCGTCAAACGCGACTGGTTCAAGCTTTGGCCCCATGAGAAGCCGCTGCCACGCTTTGAGTATATTGTGCAGTCCTACGACATTGCCACGTCGGACAAAACTAAGAATGACCCGACCGCGTGTGTGGTGTTTGGCGTCTTCAAACCCTCGCCCGATAAGCCCATGTCGGCGATGATTATTGACTGCTGGGAAGAACACCTGCAGTATCCTGACCTGCGACCTAAAGTCGTGGACGAGGCGACCAGCATCTACGGCGACGAGAATGAGTTTGGCTCAGGCAAGAAGGTCGACATGATTTTGATCGAGGACAAGTCCGCCGGCATCTCCCTCATCCAAGACTTGCGCCGTGCGGGCCTGCAGGTCAGAGGCTACAATCCCGGCAACGCCGATAAGATGATGAGGCTTAATATCGTTGCGCCAATCATCAAGCGTGGACTGATTTACGTGCCTGAGTCTACGAATAACCCTGGCGCGCCACGGACCTGGGTCGAGCCACTACTAAACCAGTTATGCTCGTTCCCAGAGGTCAGGCATGATGACCTTGTGGATGCAACCTCACAGGCGTTGCGTCTATTACGGGACCAAGGGTTTTTGAACATCGATCCGGTGTACAATGACGATGACTCGTATGACGAGGACCGCAGCCCACGTATCAACCCATATGCGCAATAACTATGGACTATGATGAAACACTAGCTCGCATGCGTGCTGAGATGCTAGCGCAAGGTCAGCAACCTCAGGTCTACGATGACGGTGCAAGTCAGTTAGGCCAAGACCCAGATATGCTGCAGGTGGGGCTTTTTGGTAAGCGCCCACCCACTATACGCCCACCTGCTGTAGCTGAGCCCCCTATTAACTTGGCAAGGCGCTCAATACTTGGCTTGCGCCCTACGTCAAACGAGAACTTACCTGCAGTACGCCCACAAGACGTTCCGCTTCCCGCATCAGCGCCTGCGCCTGCTGTACAAGCGCCTAAGCCAGACTTAGGAAGTTTTGACCCGGGTAGAGGTAGCTACGACGCGCCCTCTGCATTAGGCGCGCTGGGTGCACTGGTCAACAAAGCTGCAGCAACGCCTATGTCACGTCGTGAGGTGCTACAACGTGCCGGGCAAGCAGTGGTCAATCAGATGCTGCCTACACCCAAGATTGCTGATGTCGTGCCTGAGATTGTTGCGCCTTTGGCTCCCTTGACACAGATGGCGCAAACCGCTGCACCTGCTATCAACAGTGCAAAAGCTGCCGCAAAGATCGCAGCCTACGCGTCCACGATTTGGGAAAATACTGACAGTGCCAAGAAGGCTTATGAGACGTCCACAGGTCAAAGCGTTGGCGATAATTGGGACGACCCAGAAGATGTGCCGCATACACAGCTTTGGGCTTCAGTAGAAGAAGGCGACAACTACACTGATGCTGCTAAAGCCGTAGGACTTGATGCTGAGACTGTTGCTGCGCAAACAAAACTTCCACTTGCAACTGTAAAAGAGCTTATTGGCGATGGCAGCAAATTGCTTGGTGAAGTTGCTGGAATTTCTAATACGCGCAATTCACTGGAAGGCATTATGGAAGATGGGCGAGCAAAAGAAGCTGTTCGCGCAACTTCGTATCTTGACGTTTGGAATGACAACAAGTTCTTAGATAAAGCTGCCAAAAAAGCTGTCAAGGAAGAAGGCAATGACGCTGATGGCATGGATGTTTACGACAACTTCATAAATCAAGTTGTTGATCGCTTTCGCGAGATGGAGCGCGGACATTCAGAATACAACAGCAAAAGCGGCTATACTAAGTACAAAAAACAAAAAGACGCACTCTCAAATGAACTGCACAAGCATCTTATAGATGACAACCTCCTTGACGACATTTGGGGTCAGGCAAACGAGTATGGGGGTACTGAATACGAAGACGCTTTAGATCGGATGCGTAAGCATGGGTGGACTGGCTCTGTTGACAACGAATAGTTATGGCACTACCTATTGATCTTGGCTCTTTTGACCCTGGGCAAGGCGACAGTTGGGATGGCTCGCCCTTAGACGCAGTACGCCAACAAGCACGTACAGGCGCGCAAGCAGGTTCTGATGTAGCACGCGCCATCATTGGCGGGCCTTTATCACTAATTGGCGGGGCTGCGCAAACTTTAGGGCAGGGTATAAACGCAGGGCCCGGATACTTATACCGCAAGTACGTTGAGAATGACCCTGCAGCTGCTGAAGCGTACCGCAAAGAGCGTATACCTACTGCTGAAGAAAACATCGCCAATTTGTATAAGCTACTTGGAGAGCCTGTAACAGAACAAGGCAAAAAGTTTGCATACGAAACATTGCCTGATGTTATGTCTGCAACAGGTCTTGACAAGCTGCCCTTTCCATTTCCTGAAGCGATGGGATTACCGCGCAGAGGCTTTACGCCTAATGACCTGCGTGTTGTTGGCGCTGAAGCTTCACGCATTGGTAAGCAAGTCCGTGATATACCAACTGACTTTGCCAATGCTAAAGCAGGCATTACACGCATTGACCCCATCACCAACGCGCCTACGCTAGGCACCAAGCTACAAAGCGTAGCGCCTGGGTTAGATACAGTAGGCGAGTTAGGGCCTGCAGCTGGCTCTGCTGCAGCGCAAATGGGCGCTATTCGTGTGCTGGGCACTCAAGTTGCACGTGCCAAAGACCCTATGACAGGCAACTTGGCTACACCTACGCAGGCTGAGACTGCAGACTTGGGCGGGCTTACAAACTTGCAAGCGGCGCCTGTGCACACCATTGACACCAACCAGCCAAGCCGCTCAGTCTTAGGCGACTACATGACTCGGTATCTTGATACAGCTGCAATGGTTGATGCGTTTAACACGTACAATAAGCAGCGCATGATGGAGATGTACCCTGACGCAACGTCGCCTCGTGTTGCGCAACTGGCGTTTGAGTCACGTCTCGGCGGGCGATCTAGTAATGAGTACGCGGACGCTAAAGCGCAAATCATTGACGACTTTGCCAAGACACCTGAAGCTCAGCAGTTAGCCCAAGCACAAGGCACGTCATTGCCTACTGTGGAGGACTACTTCAACAGGCATGAGGCAGGCATGAAGTGGGTTGCTAACAACCTAACTAACTACGCAAGTAAGTATGTAGGCACTGCTAATGACCCGCTTCTAAAAGCGGCCTCTGAAGGCTACACATTTAGGCCTGCAGCAGATGTGCGCAGCCAAGGCGAAGTGTCACAGCGTTTTGCAGATACTGCTCGAGAAAAAGCAGGTATGCCTGGGTCTGCGTTACAAACTGCAATTGACGCTAAGCAAGCTGAGCTTGATCAGGCAACGCAAAACCTAAATGACTTTGCACAAGCTAATGTTGGCAACTTAGAAGCAACTAACGCGACTACGCGTATGCGAAATGCGCGTGTAAAAATAGCAAATGAGCTTGAGAACTTAAAGCTTGGCGCCATGTATGAGAACCTTGCGGATACAGCAGTATCACCAGTAACTAAAGAGAAGTTTCTTATTGACTTAGCTTATCCTGCAAAGCAGTTCTACCCAGACGTTACGCACCCTAATGTACCGGATGCAGCAACTTTGTATACGGCAAAGCGGCTTAACGAAATAGGATTACCTGGCATTGCGCAGTCTGTGTACAACGACGTGATGCAAAAGAAAATCCCACTTGATACGCTAAGCGCAATGACTGTTGAAAAGTATGTCCGGCAAATTGCTACAAAGCGCATACAGGACGAAGCTGCCGCGGGAATTGCGCGGCAACAATATCTTACAAATGCAACCGCAGCCATTGCTGATCGCACAACCAACGACCCAGAGGCTCAGCAAATTGGCGGCCACATCTTACTTGAGACAACTGCCAACACACCACGTAATGTTGGTGAACAGCGCGTAAGTGACGCAACCGCAGTGCTTGATATGTGCGTAGGCGAAAGTGGTAAATATATGGGCAAAGGCCCACACCCGTTTACAGGTAACGACCCCAATTACGAACCCTACCTTGACCCCATTACAGGCAACAAAAACCCTAAAGGCACAGGCTCGTTACGTAGTTACGTTTACAACGCAATGCGCGGCGACTCCATACTTGCGCAAATTCATGATAATGAGACTAAGCTTCCTGTTGCAATGCTTGAACTACACAAGCGAGGCAGCGATAAGTACTCATTAGGCTACGTTTCAGGCCCTACAACAAAATCAGGTGCTACCAACGGACCTATTGCTGCGCAATACCACCAAGCAATTGCTGACTACTTAAATAAGCGTGGCGATATTGCAGGTGTTGAAAGCAACTTAAGCGCAAACACAAGTGTTTTGGATACTGTGCGCAGTTCTGACGCTGCTCGTATACTAGGTTTACGCAGCGCAAATGACTTGGCAGCTGCGCACCCAGACTTGCCGCGGTTTATGACTAAAGACGCTTTGCGCACGTATGCTGCAACGCTAAAGCAAGAGCAGCAGGCTACGCCGCAACTGCCTACTGCACGCAGCACCGACACGCTGCAATCATTACAACAAGCACGGGATGTAGCTCTTCGTGATTTGAATGACTTAACCAATACGCACCAACAAATACAGGATGCATTAGCGCATATCAATGACATTGATGCACGTATAGCCCGCATAGGAACAGACCAGCGTCTTGCCACTAACTACTCAACGCCGTCTGAGTACAACTTTAACGACTTTGCAGGCGTGTATGGCGATGACTTGTCGCCTAATGAAAGACGCACAGGTCAAGCCGCTGTTGACTACATCCACCATTACTTTGACGAGCAAGCGCTGCAAGACAATAGGCTATACACAAGTCAGCAAATTGGTATCCCTGCATTAGAAACAGTACTTACCTCTAACGAAGCGCAACGTGTGTTGGTTGGCCTGTCAGCCGACACACGAGACGCTGTTATAAGATACTTTAGAGAATTGCCTAGTAATGCCGACGCGTCAATGCCTCGCGTTTTGTCACGTATGTCTGATGAGGACTTGCATAGTCAACTTAGTGACCCCGACAGGCTTGCAGTGCCTATGCTTACGAATCAACTAGGCCAGCGCTTTGATCGCAATAGACAGCATTACCCAACTATCTTGGCGTTTGTAGATGAGATGCGGCATGATCGGCCTTTGCATGTAGGCACCAATGACAGGATTGACCCCGCTACTCTTGAATCAGCACTGCGGCAACTTGCGCATGAGCGTATGGCAGGCCCACCAGCTGCGCAAGCACCTGCAGCCATACCTGATATACTGCCTGATATACATGTAGATGACTGGGAAGTAGATCAGCAGCATGGCGCTAATCAACCTGCTGCTGCGACTGCTGCCCCGCAAGAAGACGCCTTGGCTGCGCGTATGGAGCGTTTACGTAATGGTGAGTTTGCAGCGTCATTAAACGCAAATGTTAGAGTTATGCCTTATGGTGACCTAAGTCGATCTGTACTACGAAATGCTGAGCAATTCAATCTTGTCAATGACGCTGCAACGCGTATTATGGAACAAACACGTACGCATGGGGTTGATGACCCGAATGAAGTTGCTAACTTAATTCGTAACGGCAATAGGGTTTTTGGTGGCGCCACACTGCAATTAGACACGTTTACACCAAATATGCTTGAGCTACTTGCTCGTGATGTGAGTATGGGCATGGAAGCGCGCAATAACGCTGCACGACCTGCGCAGCTGCCCCCTGCAGCGCGTGAAGACATACTTGCCGAACGACATGCAGATCTTGCTGCCGAACGAGACGCAGATCTTGCTGATGAACGTACTATGGCTGAAGCGCAGCATCTTTTAGAAATTCTTGATGAGAGCGTGTTTAGCACTATGGCTAGGCCTACTGCAATGCGCCAAATTCGTAGCTCAATACGCGACCTTGAGAACAATGGTCGTGCAGGCTGGGAAAATGTGTTAGGCATGGCATCAGATGACTATGCGTATAGCACTACTCTTCGTGACGCACTAGTTACGCAATTGCGCATGCTACTTGAAGGTTATGAATAAGGAATACCATGGCTCTTGAAATGCCCATCCCCCAAGACTACGATCGCTTTGTTGACGGCATTGCTGATGAGCCTGAGGCGCATAAAGCAGAAATTGATCTCTTTGATCAGAGTGACTCGGACGTTGAGGAGCTAGAAGATGGCTCAGCAATTGTGCGCATGCCTGATCTTAAAGGGCCTGATGATGAGCCTGACTTCTATGAGAACTTGGCAGATAAGTTTGACCTACTTATGCTGGACGGTCTTGCAATTAAGTACATTGACTTGATTGAGAAAGACAAGGAGGCTCGAGAAGATCGCGATAAGCAGTATGAAGACGGCTTGCGTCGTACGGGCTTAGGCTCTGATGCGCCTGGCGGTGCGCAGTTCCTAGGCGCTTCAAAGGTGGTCCATCCTGTCATGGCCGAGGCGTGTGTGGACTTCGCGGCACGAGCCATTAAAGAACTATTCCCTGCCGATGGACCTGTCAAGACCAAGATTGTGGGTGATACTACTGCAGATAAAGTAGATCGCGCAGAGCGTAAGCGCGACTACATGAACTGGCAGTTGACAGAGCAGATTGAAGAGTATCGTGATGAGCAAGAGCAGATGCTTACGCAACTACCACTGGGAGGCTCGCAATACATCAAGATGTGGTATGACGAGCAGATGCGTCGCCCACGTGCTGAGTTTGTTCCCATTGACAACATCTACCTTCCCTTCTCAGCAGGCAACTTCTACACAGCCAGTCGTATGACTGAAGTGCAAGACATCACGCAAGAAGAGTATGACTTGCGCGTTTCAACAGGCTTGTACATCGACACAGGCGTGTATAAGACTTCGATGATGCCTGATGAGACTAAGTCAGAAAAAGCTAATGACAAGATTGAGGGCCGCCGGCAGAAAGCTGACAACGTTGATGGCGTGCGTCGTGTATTCCATATCTGCACTTGGCTTGAAGAAGCCGATGACAAGTATAGCCAAGGCGCACGTGCGCCTTACATCATGATGATCGATGAGACATCACGCGATGTTGTAGGCTTGTATCGTAACTGGGAAGATGGCGATGATGCGTATACGAAGCTTGATTGGATTATTGAGTTTAAGTTTATTCCTTGGCGCGGTGCTTATGCCATTGGTCTTCCCCATCTTATTGGCGGGCTATCTGCTGCTCTTACTGGAGCTTTGCGTGCTCTGCTTGATTCGGCGCATATTAACAATGCACCTACTATGCTCAAGCTCAAAGGCGCCAAGATCTCAGGGCAAAGCACGGTCATTGAGCCTACGCAGGTAGCTGAGATTGAAGGCGCACCGGGAGTGGATGACATCCGCAAGATTGCCATGCCTGTGCCTTTCAATGGCCCAAGCCCGGTGCTTCTGCAGTTACTAGGAATTCTAACTGACGCAGCAAAGGGTGTGGTTACCACCAGTGAAGAGAAGATTGCTGATATCACATCCAATGCGCCTGTAGGCACTACACAAGCATTGATTGAGCAAGGCGCTGCGGTGTTTAGCTCTATCCACTCGCGGTTGCATGATTCTCAGCGCCGTGTCTTTAAAGTTCTTGCCCGTATCAATCGTTGGTATCTCAATGACCAGCGCAAGAGTGAGATTGTTGAAGATCTAAAAGTCACAACTGACGACTTCATTTCCAACGCTGATGTCATCCCAGTTAGTGACCCGCATATCTTTGCTGAGAGCCAACGCTACGCGCAAATCCAAACCCTTGCTGCTCGCGCGCAAGCAAACCCAGACCTGTACAACCGCCTTGAAGTTGAGAAGCGAATCCTTAAGCAGATTAAGCTTACTGACATAGCCATGGTGTTGCCAGATCCGCAAGAGATGCATGATATGAATCCTGCACTTGAAAACGTGGCCATGACCATTGGCAAGCCAGTTGGTGCGTACCCGATGCAAGATCATATTGCGCACTTCAAGGTGCACATTGCTTATGCGTTGGACCCGCTGTTTGGAGGCAACCCAGCAATTGCCCCGGGGTTTATCCCACAATGTTTAGAGCATCTTAAGCAGCACTTGACGCTATGGTACCTTACCATGGCTGATGGCTACACCAGTACAGCGCTGGGCCGCCCTTACAATGTGCTTAAGGTTGAGCCTACCATCCGCGAAGCGCAGCAGTTGCTTGCCGTTGCAACACAGCATGTGCACCAAGACGCGGCAGAGCAGCTTCAGCAAGTTGGGCAGGTTATGGCGCAGCTGATGCAGAAGATGCAGCAACTGTCGCAAGGCATGCAGCAAGGCGCGCCTACTGATCCCAATATCATGGCGCAGGTGCAAATGCTTGGGCAAACAGCGATGGCTGAAACACAGCGTAAAACACAAAAAGATCAAGCAGACACCCAACTTGCGCAGCAAAAACTGCAAGCACAGCAAGTTGAGAATACTGAAAATAACTTGGTACAAGAACGGATCAAGGCAGCCGAACTTTCAAGGGACGCTGTACAGCTGCAACATGAGCAACTGCAGACTACACTCGCCGCTCAACAACATCTGCAATCTAATTTAGGAGCTTAACATGAGCGATGACGCAATTAACATGCACAAACGTTTGGCCATGGGCCAAGCAGGCGCTGAAACACACTTAAAGCGCGGCGGTAAAGTCGCCAAGTACGCGGGAGGCGGGGCAGTGAAGAAGCCTGCTGAAGTGATGTGGGATGAGGCTTCAGGCGCTAAGCACAACACCATGGGTGCTAAGTCTGAAAAACAGTCTCAGACAGCAATTAACGACAGCAGCCAAAAGCTCCCTTACAATAAGCCCACGGGTAAGATTGCCACCATGAAAAAAGGCGGGCATGCTAAAGGCGGATTGACTATTGCGATAGTTGCGCCTATGAAGAAGAGTGCCGGTCGAGGACGCTAATGCGAATTAGCGTTCTTATAGACCTGATTAAGCAAAAGCAGTTTGAGATTGCTGATGCAATGGCGCAAGGTCATTGCTCAACTTTTGAAAGTTATTTGCGCTTAACAGGACGTCACGCAGGTTTGGAAGAAACCTTGCAGATTATCAACAACTTACTTGAAGAGGAAAAAAGAGATGACCTTTGATGCAGAGCAAACGCTTGAAGAAGCGTTTCCAGTAATCGATCCACTTATGGCGCCGTACGGTGCTCGTGTTCTCGTGCAATTGAGAGCAGTAAAAGATAAGGTGACGAGTTCTGGCATTTACATCCCAGAAGAATCGAAAGAAACCGAGAAGTGGAATACCATGATCGGTAAAGTCTTGGCTGTTGGACCTATTGCGTTCAAAAAGCGAGACACTATGGAACCATGGCCTGAAGGCGTGTGGTGCCAAGTTGGTGATTACGTTCGCGTGCCAAAGTGGGGCGGCGATCGCTGGGAGATTGACTTTGAAGATGGCAGCGCAAAAGGCAAGGCGCTGTTTACGTTCTTTAATGACCATGAGATTATTGGCCGAGTGACAGGCGATCCCAGGGCTATTAAAGCTTTCATCTAAGTTTTGAAAGGAAAACTTATGACATCTACAGATAAAATGGAAATGCAAGTGTCTGAAGACCAAGATGGCAGCGCAGTTGTCACTTTGCCTGATGCTATTGCATCTCCGCAAGCAAATACTGATTCGTTGATGCACTCAGATGACTCAAGCACCAACGATATGGATAGTCCATCACAACAAAATGATGGGCTGGACCACGACCCTAACAGAGAGGCCATTCGAGCCGCTCGACGTGAGGAACGAAAGCTAAAAAAGCAACTTCACCGTGAAAAAGCACGTGAATCTTCGCATTTAGTTAACGCTTTACGGCAGCAAAATCAGTCTTTATCAGAGCGCATTGCCCATATTGAGCAACGTACATCAGGCGCCGAGCTTGCACGTGTTGATAAGGCCATTGAAGATGCCGGCGTGCAGGTTGAGTACGCTAAAATGAAGATGCAAAATGCTGTTGAGTCCAAGGATGGGCACGGCGTAACGTCTGCGCAAGAAATGTGGTTTGAAGCGCAGCGCAAGTTGGAGTCTTTGACCAGCTTAAAGCATCAAGCTACAAAGCAAATGTCGCAGCCTGCGCAAAACATTACGCAGCCCGACCCTGTTGTCAAAAGAATGGCTACTGAATGGATGGAAGACAACCCATGGTACGACCCAAGCGGTAAGAATGAGGAGTCTCAAATTGCCCAAGTCATTGACAAACGCCTTACAAGTGAAGGCTATGACCCAACATCTGAAGATTATTGGGAAGAACTTACAGATCGTTTGCAAAAGTATATTCCCACAGCTCAAAAACAGGGGTATAATGACTCCGGTACTCGAACGCAAAGGCCCAGGTCTGTTATGACAAGTTCAGGACGTGAAACCACAGCAACTACTAGATCGAATGAATTTCGATTAAGCCCTCAGCGCGTATCTGCGATGAAAGAGGCAGGTTTGTGGGAAAATTCAGAACTTAGGCAGAAAGCCATTCGCAACTACGCTGAATGGGACCGCAGTAACAAGACTAGGAGCGCATAATGGATGATCGTTTGAAAAGAAATACTCGTGCAGGCCGTGAAACACGTGCGGATGATGATGCATCGCGTCGTCCGCCTGAAGAACAGTTTGTATCGTCTGAGGAACGCCGTAGGGCATTCCGTTCGGAGTGGCTGCAAGAAGCGCTTCCGACCCCACCCGAGATTCCGGGTTTTCATTTGTGCTGGCTTTCTACTACCAACCAGTATGACCCCATCCATAAACGTTTACGACTAGGCTATATGCCTGTGAAAGCCGAAGAAGTGCACGGCTTTGAGACTTATAGAGTCAAGTCAGGTGAACATGAAGGATTTGTCGCGTGCAACGAGATGATTTTGTACAAACTACCCGAGGACGTCTACCAGGACCTAATGGCAGAAATGCATCATTACGCCCCATTGGACGAACAAGAAAAGGTGCAAGTTCAACAAGAGCAAATGCTCGGTGCAAAAGATAGTCGGGGTAAGCCGCTGGTTATGATTGAAGGCGACGGCATGAAGTTTGACCAAACCGCAAAAGTGCCCGTATTTGGGTAATTTATTTAAGGAGTTAATATGAGTGCTACCTCTGCTCCGTTCGGTTTGCGCCCCGCGTTTCATCCTTCGGGTCTGGATCGCGCGCAAGCGCTTACCAACGGCATTACGTCGGGCTACGGCTCGAACATTCTCAAAGGTCAACCTGTACAATACAGTGCGTCCGCTGGCGTTATCATTATCGCCACCGTAGGCGCTGTTTGGTCCGGTGCTTTTCAAGGCGTTGAGTTTACTGACACAACTGGCCGTCGTCGTGTTTCCAATTACTGGCCTGCCAGTACTGCAGGCACTAACATCATTGCGTATTTCTACAATGACAACAACATTGTCTATGAAATTCAAACCGATGCTACCATTGCGCAAACCTCTATTGGTAATGAGTACAACTTCTCCGCCATCGCTGCAGGTTCTACCACCACCGGTTTGTCGCAATGCACCTTGGGTGTTTCGACTGCTGTAGGCAATGGCAACCCCGGCGACATGCGTGTCGTTGATATTGGCGCTTACCCTGACAATGCTTGGGGTGATTCATATGTTATCGTTCGAGTTGTGAACCCACGTTCTCAGTTCTTCGGTACCTTCAACGCTATTGCATAAGGAGAATAAACAATGGCTGCACCAATGAGAAGTACGGACTTCCGAAGCATCGTCGAGCCCATCCTCAACGAAGCATTTGATGGAGTTTACGACCAACGCGCCGATGAATGGTCCACGGTATTCCGTGAGCAATCTGGCATCCCTCGCAACTACCACGAAGAACCTGTCTTGTACGGATTTGGCGCTGCTCCGCAATTGCCGGACGGCTCGCCTGTTTCTTACCAACAAGGCGGCGTACTCTTCTTGCAACGCTACGTCTATCAAGTGTTTGGTCTTGCTTTTGCATTGACTAAAGTCTTGGTTGAAGACGGCGACCACATCCGTATCGGTCAAGTTTATGCTAAGCATTTGGCACAATCTCTGGTGGAAACCAAAGAACTGCTTTGCGCTAACATCTTAAACCGCGCTTTCAATAGCTCTTATACTGGTGGTGATGGCGTTTCTTTGAGCAACTCTGCACACCCCATTGCAGCTGGTTCGTTTAGCAACTTGCTGTCTACAGCAGCTAACTTGAGCCAAACTTCTTTGGAGCAGATGCTTATCCAAGTTCGTCAAGCAGTTGACAACAACGGTAAGAAAATCCGTCTCCAACCTGTGAAGCTGGTTGTTGCGCCTGGTAATGTGTTCCAAGCTGAAGTGCTGTTGAAGTCTGTCCTGCGTGCAGGTACTGCTAACAACGACATCAACCCGATCAAATCGATTGGCTTGCTGCCTGAAGGCGCATCTGTTATCAGTCGTTTAACTTCTGCCACCAACTGGTGGGTACAAACCGACGCGCCTGAAGGCTTGAAGCTGATGATGCGTCGTGCTTTGGAGAAGACCATGGAAGGTGACTTCGAAACCGATAGCATGCGCTATAAGGCTACCGAGCGTTACATTCCTAACTGGACTGACCCACGCAGCGTGTACGGCACACCTGGCGTATAAGCCAGAGCGGGGCTGGCTAATCACCAGCCCCTTTTCTTAATTCTTGTCATACTTTTCATGGAGCAGACAAAATGCCTCAATTTTCTGATGATCTCTTCTTAGGTACTGCGCAATCTTTTGCCGGTATCAATACCAATAGCAATCTTGGTAACCCAGCGCCCATGGATTTGGGTTTTGGCCCTATGGGTCGTGTGTATTTGCTAGATGAAACTCCTGCTACTGTGACAGTTGGCGCAGTTTTGGCAGCTGTTACGCCAACAGTTGCTACCACGTATAGCGGTAGTGCGCAATTGGCAGCTACAAGTGCAACTGCAGGTACTACGCAAGTTACGCGCACTGATGGCGTTGTCGTGGTGCAATTTGACTACCCACGTGCAGTTAGCGTTACCACAGCGGCAGGCTCGCCTACCAACTCTGTAATCACAATTTCTGGTTATGACTACTACGGTCAGCCCATGAGTGAGATTATTCAATCTGGCACGGTGGCGTCTACTACAACGTCAGGTCGCAAAGCATTCTTCCAAGTTTCTAGTGTTGCGTTCTCTGCAGCTACTGCAGTTGCTGTGTCTGTCAATACTACCAAAGTTATGGGCTTGCCTGCCAAAGTGGTCGACCCTTCTTACGTGCTGACTGCAAAATTTGCTGCAGGTACTATTGATAATACTGGCGGTGTTTTGGCGGGTCTAGGTGGTGGAACCACTTTTTACTCTACGCAAGCTGTTTCTGCATTGACAATTGCCACGCCGGGTGTTTTTACAGTGCTTTATTCGCCGCCTAGCGGTACTTTGGTGCAGTTTACTGGCACTATTGGCTCACTTGGTGCTGTGTCTTTGAATACTACTTACTGGTGGACCAATGCTTCTGCCACTACAGGTAACATTTCGACTACGCAAGCTAACTACTTGGCCGGTACAAAAGTGACAACCACAGGTTCTTACACTGCCAACGCGTTGAACTTGGTTCCTTCAAGCGTGTCTAGCCCAGTTACGCCTGATGTGCGCGGTACTTACGCAATTACTGGTACACCAGATGGCAATAAGCGTTTGCTGCTTAGCATGGGTTTGACTGCAATTCAAGTTGGCCCCAATTCCACTCGTGCAGGCTTGCTTGGCTCTGACCAAGCGTAAAGGAGTATATCATGGCAACAAATTTTAGCCGTAAACCTAAAATGCAAACCACTGAGCCGTCTGTTGATGAGGCGAAGCTGAAAAAAGGTGGTCGTGCGCATAAAAAGCACATGGCTGATGGGGGTGTACCCATGGTTACGCCTCGAGTAACACCTGCGATGGCATCTCGTGCACGCATGATGGCCCGCCCACGCATGGCAATGCCTGTTGCTGAGCCTGCAGCGCCTCGTATGGCAATGCCTGTTGCTGAGCCTGCAGCGCCTCGTATGGCAGCAATGCCTATGCGCCCTATGAAAAAAGGTGGCGAGGCTGAAGGCAGCAAGTCTGACATGGCACAAGATAAGGCCATGATCAAAAAAGCCTTTAAGCAGCATGACACGCAAGAGCACAAAGGCGCTAAGGGCACAAACTTAAAGCTGAAAAAAGGCGGCAAAATGGCCACTGGCGGCTTGTGCGCCCCAGGCTACAAAGCTGGCGGGCATGTTAAGCACAGCGCAATGCGCATGGATTCATGCGGGCATACCCCCATGAAAAAAGGCGGCTCTTGCAGTTTCTAAAAGTCAAGGGCTTCGGCCCTTGCTTTTTATTTATTAGGTGAAATATGTCACAACTAGTTTCTTACACAGGCCCAACAAGCCAAACAGATAATCAACTACGCACGCAGACTTCGTCGCGTTCAGCGGCATACGATCCTGTAGATAAACTGCGCGTATCACAACCGCAAGCATTGATTGACACCGACTTTGAGTACGGGCAGCAGCCTACCAAGTGGGAGTCAATCAATCTGCAAAACAACCGTCAAGGCGCATACTACATCCCTCAGATTTCTACAACGGTCAACAATGGTTCGTCTTCCCTTGGTATCCAGACGACAAGCGCAAGCCGCACCGTAACGGTGTTCATGGCGAGCACCGCCGCGTATGCGGTGGGTACCCCAATTTTTATTCAAGGCGCGACAAACCCCAACATCAACGGCTGGTGGTTGGTTACGACTGTCACGGCGAGTACATCGGTATCGTTCCTCATTGACGCCAATGCCACGGCAACCACCAACGTGTTCAACCCCGGCAAGACCTATGTGTACCCCGGCTACTTTTACAGCAACTGCGGCTTTCAAGTTGGTTCAAATTGCATTACCGCAAGCGCAACCACTACCCCGCTTTGCACAACTACCTACCCGCACGGGTTGAATGTCGGCGACTACGTTTACATGGTCGGCTTTACCTCTGACCTTAACGTAAACGGCGCGTGGATCGTTGCGACAACCCCGACGGCCAGCACCTTTACCTTTACGACGGCTTCAGCGGTCACCAGCCCGCTAAATAGTGCAGGACAAGTTAACGTGTACATGCGCCCTGCGGGATGGGTGGAGTCCCGCCCCTACGACGGCGGGGTAGCGTTTTCCGCTGGCGGCACGATTACCAACCAGCAATTGATTCGTCAGACCCGTCGCTACTTCCGGTACCAGTCAGGCAAGGGCATCCAGTTCTCTACCGGCTCGGCGTTGTGCCCAACGCTGTTCCAGCCGGTGCTAACAGCGTCTGGGGTTACCGTTACGGTTACCACCTCCGCTCCACACAACCTTGCTGCCGGAGCGGTAATTCAAGTGTCTGGAGCGACCCCATCGCAGTACAACGGTACGTTTACAATTTTGACTGGTGGGTTTACCAAAACCACGTTCACCTATGCAACTACAGTATTTAATACACCGCCTTCAACACCTGCAACGGGTAACGCAATTCGTGTTAACCCTGTCGCATGGTACGGCGCGCAGAACTCGGTGGGTATCTTTGACCAGCAAAACGGCATCTTTTTTAAGTACGATGGCCAGAACCTGACCGCTGTTGTTCGCTCTTCAACCATCCAGACTGCTGGCTATTGCCAAGTCACACAGGGAAACGCAACGGTTACCGGTGTCGGCACCAACTTTACCACTGCACTCACACCCGGCCAATTTTGCGTACTCCGGGGTCAGTCGTACCGGGTCATTGCAATCGCCAGCGATACATCGCTGACTATTGCTCCTGAGTACCGGGGCAACAGCTACAACGCCACCAGCTCGCCAAATGGCGGCTACATCATGTCCGTTACAACGGACACGGCATACCCTCGCTCCACTTGGTTTGACCCCATGGATGGCACTGGCCCCTCCGGGTACACGCTTGACATATCTCGCATGCAGATGTGGTACATCGACTACTCTTGGTATGGCGCGGGCTCCATCCGTTGGGGCCTTCGCGGGGAAGACGGCGCGGTTACGTATTGCCATCAAGTGCAGAACAACAACGTCCAGTATGAAGCGTATATGCGTTCCGGCAACTTGCCGTCGCACTACGAATCCTCGGGTCTGACGCCTACAACTTACCTGACAGCATCAATTGGCGTGGCAGACACGACGATCCCGGTGGCGGATACGTCCCTGTTTAATTCCAGTGGAACTGCAAAGCTCACGGCGAGCGGCACGTCTGGCGCAATTGAGTACGTCACATACACCGGCAAGACGGCAACGTCCCTAACGGGATGCACTCGCGGAGCAACAGGCGGCGCTGCGGCAACTGCGTTTACCTACAGCGCAACGGCATTTGTGACTGTTGAGTACGCTACCCAAGACTCTGTGCCTTCCATCTCGCACTGGGGCTCATCGGTCATCATGGATGGCCAGTTCAACGACGATAAATCATTAATTTTTAACTACGGCATGACAACCGGATTAACGGTGGCAACCGCTGGTTCTTACGCATTGATGGCAATTCGCATTGCCCCATCAGTAGACAATGGCACTACAGATACTTTGGGCCTGAAAGAGAATGTTAACCGCATGCAGTTGCAACTTGACTCTGTGTCAATCATTGCTGCAACATCGCAGGTGCTTATTAACTTGGTGCTTAATGGGCGACTTGCCGCAGCGTTTTCTGGAACGGGCAGCCAAGCTACATTTATCTCGCCGCAGCAGCTTGCTGGAGGTTTTACTTCTTCCTTGGCGCAAATTGCTGTCAATGGTGCCACCGGAACTACGGCAACCATTACCGGCGGCGAGTCATTGGCAGCTTCATACGTGCCTATTGGTATTAATACTTTGGACTTGTCACAGGTTCGCGATTTGGGCAACTCAATTTTGGGCGGTGGCGTCAACAACACCGTACCTACCACCCAAGCAGGTTTGTATCCGGACGGCCCAGATATCTTGTACGTAGTTGCAACTACAACTGGCGCATCTACCATTCAAGCTCGTCTAAGCTGGAAAGAAGCGCAGGCCTAATATGCCGTTGCTTAAAAGCAAGTCTAAAGAAGCATTCAGTAAGAATGTTTCTGCTGAAGTCAAAGCGGGCAAGCCACAAAAGCAAGCAGTTGCCATTGCGTACTCTGTTAAGAACGCAGTTGGCAAAAAATCCGGAGGCTTGTGGGATAACATCCATGCTAAACAAAAGCGTATTGCTGCAGGATCTGGCGAACGCATGCGCAAGCCCGGTAGCAAAGGCGCGCCAACTGCTGCGGACTTTAAAGCATCAGCAAAAACAGTCAAAATGAAAAGTGGTGGCGACCCAGTACTGTCTGTTAGTCGCGGTGAAAAACTGCCCACAAACAAAGGCGCAGGCTTAACACAAAAAGGTCGTGACAAGTTTAATAGGGCGACAGGCAGTCACCTTAAAGCTCCACAGGCAAAAGGCGGCAGGCATGATTCTTTTTGCGCACGAATGAGTGGCATGCCTGGACCTATGAAAGACGATAAAGGTGAACCTACGCGTAAAGCTGCGTCATTAAAACGCTGGCATTGCGCTGAGGGTGGCAAAATTAAAAACTACTAGGTAATACTACATGTCAACAAGCGGTACTGTTGGTCAAACTGTTATCACTGTACAAAATCTTATTGACAGTGGCGCACGTCGTGCAGGAAAACTTGCTGAAGAGCTAACCGTTGAGCAACTGCAAGCGTCAACGCAAAGTTTGTACTACTTACTGTCAAATCTTGTTAATCGCGGCATTCAGTATTGGTGCATTCAAAAAGTTGTGCTAGGCTTGGTGCCTGATAAGTACATCTACACGCTGCCTGTAGGCGTCAATGATGTTCTAAACTCAAATTACCGCACACTCACAGCTAATACGTCAGGCGGCTACAGCTCTTCTGGGAATTCTTCCTACGCGTTTGATGGGCAATACACCAACATCTGTCAACTTACAACAAATACAGGCAATATTGGCATCAATAATGGGGCTGGTAGTAACATCTACGTGGGCTCCGTGGGTATCCTACCAGCTACGTCGGGTTCTGTGACTCTGAGTGTGCAATACTCGCTTGATAATAGCACTTGGGTGACACTTTACAGCCCTGGAGCTACAACTTGGGTTGCGGGCACGTGGATTTACTATGATTTAGACCCATCTGCCTCTGCGCCGTATTGGCGAATACAGCAAAGCGCAGGCGTAAACATGGGTGTGTACCAAGTAGTGTTTGGCTCTAACGCAACTGAAATACCAATTGCACGTTTGAATCGCGATGACTACACAAATCTGCCTAATAAGAACTTCACTAGCAATTACCCGCTACAGTTTTGGTTTGATCGCACAATTCCACAAGCGTCAATGTATTTGTGGCCTACACCTGCCACGTACGCGCCTCAGATTGTGGCGTGGTGTTCATACTACGTACAGGATGTAGGTGATTTATCAGGCTCAATTCAAATACCCCAGCGATGGTATCTAGCCATCCAGAATATGCTTGCGCATCAGATGGCTATGGAACTACCTGGCGTGCAGACTGATCGCATTACGTATTGCGAAAATCAAGCTGAAAAGTACTGGTTACAGGCTGAGCAAGAAGAGCGGGACAAGTCGCCTATCTATTTTGCGCCTAACATAAGCCCATACACAAGATGAGCGCATGGCTTAATACGCTTGGCAACACTGTTTTATCTATTGCTATTTGTGATAGATGCAAAATGAAGCGTGCGTATGCAGACATTTCACAAGATCGCAACATCCCAGGTTTACGCGTTTGCAACAATGGTTGTAATGATGAGCGTGACCCGTATAGACTGCCTGCGCGGCAGCCTGAGAAAATTGCTATACGTTTTCCACGGCCTGATGCTGACGTTGCAGAAGTTGATAACGCGCTAACAACTGACCCGAACGTTGTAACAGCTGCAGATCAAACCGTTACGCAGACAACTGCAGGTGAGGTTGGCATTGCGCCTGAGACATCGCAAGACTCTATTGATGGCAACCTTGATAACTTGAGTCCGTAATGCCATACAACAATAATCTATTTGTTCCGCGTGCTAAGTATCAAACAGCTACGCCTACATTTATAACGCAAGCTGCGCTAACTACGTCTGTTGCAGTCTTTTATCTTGCGCCTACGCAAGCATTAACCGCCATACGTGATATTACTGTGGTGAATACTAGTGGCGCTACTGCAACTTTTAATATACATTTGGTGTCACCTGTTGACACAGCAGGTACAGGCAATGCAATATTCTATAATTGCTCACTTGTAAACGGGCAAACTGTGCAATGGACAGGCGAGCAAGTGCTTTCAGGTCTTTGGTCTATTCAAGGTAAGGCGTCAACCACAGGGCTCACTGTTACTATTAGCGGGGGGCTGTACATATGACAATTAACTACTTCCCACCGCAAGGCGCTTCAGTAAGTACCCCTGTTTACGTAGTACCCAATAATGAGATTTCAACTGTTTCAGCTGATTGGCTGTCGCAAGTTGGGCGAGGTAAAGTTGCTGGCACTACAGTTTTTAACTTGTTTGCTCTTGGACCAGCGCAAAGTACTACGATTCGTACTATTTGGGAGTTAGGCGGCAGTACTGAGTATGTTTTCCCCGCAGCAGCTGTTACGATGACGCTTGTAAGCTCATCAGCTACTGACACAGGTGTTGCACAAGTTTTTGTTTCGGGGTTAGATTCCAGCTACAATCAAATTACTGAAATAGTAACGCTAAATGGCGTTACAGGCGTTGCAACCACAAACCAGTTTTTGCGCGTAAACGTGCTTGTGATGCTGCGGCCTGCTGCTGGGCAAACTGCAAATGTTGGCAACATTTCTTGCACCAATGGCGGCATAACGTATGGGTACATAACAGCAACGTACGGCAAGTCGCAAGGCGGGTACTACACTGTGCCTAATGGCTACACGTTGCTACTATATCAAATTGACTCGTTTGCAGGTAGTGCAAGTGGCGCAGAGTACATTACATTAGACGTAAAAACAACTAACAACGCAGGCAGTAACCCGGTAACTTTAACGCTTTTGCAATCAACATTTCAACTATCTTACGTAGTTGCACGTGCTATACCTATTACGCAGCCACAAAAAACTGACTTGCGTTGGAGAGCCTCAGTGCATAGTGGTACGCACAGTATTACGCTTTTGGCGATTGGATGCTTAATGGATAATACGCAGCCTTAGCGTTATGCATAGTGTAACTTAACAATGTAAAATGCCTATACAAGTATGTCAAACATTCGCATATCACAACTACCTGCAGCAGGCGCTATAACTGGCGCTGAACTTGTGCCCGTCGTGCAAAATGGCGTTACGGTGCAAACCACCGCGTCGGCTTTGGCCGGTGCGATATTATCGCAAACACAAACCTACCTGACGGTCAACAACGAGCCCACGCTTGCCCAAAGCCGCCAGTTCGGGTATGTAGGCGGCACTGGGTTGGTCCTGACAGACACTGGCGGGCAAGGGGTGTTTAGTATCGGCCTAACCGGCGCACTTGCCCTGTTCAATGCCCTGAGCACCGGCTTTGTTGTCAAGAACGCGACCGCCACGTTGGTCAATCGATCTATTGCAGTCAGTGGGTCAGGTATTGCAGTAACCAACGGCTCCGGCGTATCGGGTAATCCTACGGTGGCTTTGTCTGGGCTTACAGCCAATATCGCGTCGCAGTCTGGCACCGGGTTGCTAGCCATCGCAGGCGCAACTGCCACACCGGTTACCCTTACGGGTTCCACCAACATTACGGTGACCAACGGCAATGGGTCGGGAGGGGCGCCAACGGTGTCCTTGGCCAACAGCCCTACCGTGTCGGGCACCATGACGGCAAACGCTTTCAGTGGCGCAGGAACGGGCCTTACAGGCACAGCAGCGGCGCTGTCCATAGGTGGCAATGCTGCAACCGCCACGCTGGCTACAACAGCCACCACAGCAACTACAGCAACCACTGCTATTACTGTGCCACCGCGTACTACGGTGCTGGCTGACGGCTACACTATTAACGTAAACGTAGGCACCACTGACGTGGCCGTACAGACCAATACCCAACTTGCGGGCACGCTGATTGTTGCGCAGCCCTCTGGGACACCCATAAACGGCCAAAAGTTCATCCTGCGCCTGCAATGCACCAATGCCCAGGTGTTCTCTTGGAACGCCATATTCGCCGGGTCCACCGACCTTGCGCTGCCCACAGCAACCACTGGGACTTCCAAGTACGACTACGTCGGGTTCATTTACAACTCAACGGCAACCAAGTGGCAGTTGCTGGCTAAAGTCTTTGGGTTCTGACATGGTAAAAATCGACTTTGAGTTTGTTAGCCCCTACGGCAAATACGCGGACGCCATCGTCTTGCTTGATGGCCAAACCATGACTGACGCCGAGATCGAAGCCATGAAGCAGGCCCGGTACGATACGTGGCTTGCGGCTATAACCTCACCCCTTTCTGAGGAGTAGTCATGGCAACCTACTACTGGGTTGGCGGGGACGGAACTTGGGACGCCACGGATACCACACACTGGGCTACTAGCATCGGAGGCGCTGGCGGTGCTGGCGTACCTACGGCTGCAGATAACGCTGAGTTTAACGCCCTATCAAACGCCACTGCATATGCGGTCACGGTGGGAACTAATGCGGTAGCGCAAAACATTACAATTGCTGGCCCTGCCGTTGGTAACGTGACGATCACCTCTGCGGCTACTTCAGTAATCAATTGCTACGGAAGTTGGTTAAATGCTGCCACAGGTGTTGTATTCACTACGACCTCCGGCGCAGCCATAAACTTCGTGGCGTCCACCACTGGAAAAACCGTTACCACAAACGGTAACACCGTGACGTTGGGAACAATGGCGGTTACGTTTATTAATCCAAGCGGGGGATGGACTCTTGGAAGCACCCTAACAACCACCGGAAACTTTACTGTAACTTCAGGTACGTTTAACACTGGTGCAAATTATGCCATTAACGCTGCATCTTATGGTTCGGCTAACGGTATTTTTAAGTCTATTACTTTTAATTCTTCGACACTAACTTTTACTGCGACTGGTGGTTTTCAAATAAACCCAAACGCGACCAGCTTAACCTTTAGCGGAGCGTCTTCTACCATTATTTGCTCAAACGGTTCACCTACGTTTGGGGGTAATGGCCTAACATACGGTACTGTTCAGTTTACAAGCCCAGCTTTAGCTACTGTCACTATCACTGGTTCAAACACCTACACCGCCTTAACTTTTACTTCTAGAACCTCTAGCGGTATTGGTGCTATAGGTTTTTCAGGAGATCAAACTGTTACCGGAACGCTGACTATTGGAACCGCAAACACCGCAGTGCGTAGGCTTTGGCTCCGAAGCAGCGCGGTAGGCACTCAGCGGACTTTTACTGTTGCTGCTATTGCAACCTTAGCGGATGTTGATCTTAGAGACATTGTTGCAGCAGGCGCTGCGGGTACATGGTCAGGCACGCGGCTTGGTAATTGCAGGAACAACAGCAACATCACGTTTGGCGCGGGGGCCACAAAATACTGGAGTACGGTAAATGGCGCAAGTGCAAGCTGGTCTGGAACTGCATGGGCTACATCTTCAGGCGGAACCCCAGCACTAAACAACTTTCCGCTGGCGCAAGACACTTGTATTATTGATAACGCTGGAGCCACAACAGGCGACGGTTTGCGTACTGGAAATACCATCACGATTGACGCTAACTGGAACATAGGCGCGCTCGATTTAAGCGGGCGCACATTGGCTTTTAACTGGACACAAGCTAACCTAGACCCTTTCTTCTACGGTGACGTGACACTGACAACTGCCATGACGATGACTACCGTTACGGGGTCGCCTACATGGACGTTTTGCGGGCAGGGGGCCATCCAGACCTTAAACTCTGCAGGTCTTACTATTCGTTTGAGTCAACTTTTTGTAGATTCCCCCGGCTGGGGACTTACCTTGGCTGTAAACACAACAGTAGATTTAAGCCCAGTAACGCTACCCAACAACACGGGTAACCTTACATTGACCGCCGGTACTTTAGATTTTGCCAATAAAAATTTATCTGTAGTTAATTTTACTTGCGGCGCTGGGGCGAACACGATAGCGTTTGGGTCAACAGGTACCATTACTACCACCCTAACCATAGCGGGCACGGTATTCACCGGAAGTACGACTACCACAGTCAGCGGCACTCCGTTGGTTATTGTCAATGCCAATACAGCGTCTACACGAACTATTTCACCCGGCGCGGTTACTGAAACCAATAGCATTTCGTTTAGGATTTCTGCGGGTACTGGAATATTAACGATTACTACCGGCTCTGTGCGTGATTTAGACTTTACAGATGGAACAAACCCAACAGGGTACGCAGGCGCACTGGCAAACGCAATCCCAACTATCTACGGAAATTTTAAGGCGTCTACTGGAAATGGCTCACAGCCGATGACCAAGACTGCTGGTACTGGAACATTTACCTTTGCTGGGGCGGTAGCGGGGACAAGGACTATTACTACCGCTAGTGTTGTGTTTGACAATCCGTTTATCTTCAATAGTACCGCAGCCACTCCAACAGATGTTATTTTCAAGCTTCAAGACGACCTGACTTCCGGTGCTGGTCGCATTTGCACTTTAACCGCTGGTGCATTGGATTTAAACGGCTACACGCTAACTACTGGAAGTTTTTACTCAAGCAACACCAACCTCCGTGTACTTGCATTTGGTACGGGTAAGATTGTTGTTACTTCAAACAACAGCGCGCCAATTAACTTTGACATCGCAACAAACTTTAGTTATACCGGAACTTCAAATTTTGAAGCTTACTATACTGGCGGTTTTGGCGTAAGATATTTGGATATTGGAGATATTGCAGGCGGTAGTGAAGCAGTAGCAATGAACTTAAAAATTACTGCGGGAACTGATACTGTTTATGTTTATGTACATTGGAATAACGTAGACTTTACTGGCTTTTCTGGTACGCTTGGCAACCTTGGAAGTAAGA